TTACGAATGAGGGTATGGTAAGGATTGGAGAAGATTCTCCAATTGTTGTTAATGCCACTAATGAAGAAGCAATATACATCAAAGCTGATATTCGAAATGCAGACGCAGATGCTGCATATGGAATAAGAATGGACATTGATGATGATAATACAGGAACAACAACTGCTGATAGAGAAAGGGGATCAGTATATTTACATTTTGATGGTAACAATACTGGTGGTGACACAAATCATGAAACAAGAATTTATAATATATGGAATGATATAAATGTTGCTCAAGATTATGATTTAGTAAGAGGAATATACAATGATATTGCTTTCTCATCTTCATCAAACTCAACTGCTTCAATTAATGGAACCTATACTGATACAAGAATAACCAATTCAGCGACTGTGAACCTTATGGCTGGTAGTTTTGCATATGCACGTAAATCAGGTGCAAATGCCACTGGAAGCGTAACTCAAATGTATGGTGCATATTATATTTCAAGAAATGATGGTGGTGCTACTGGAAGTGTTACCTCCATGTATGGAACTAGATCTGAGTGTCGTATATCTGATGGTAATACAGGTAATAACGCAAACACAAACGTTAATGTAACAAATGCATATGCTGTTTATGCTCGGATGGAGAATGATAATCATGCGAATGGTCAAACCACAAGTGGTATGACGGCACTTTTTTATGGTACATATGCAACAACAAATGGATTAAACAATCCTTATGGTATATACATTGGATCAAGTGCACCTAACAATTATCTTGGTGGTAATTTAGAAGTTAATGGTAATCTTGTCATAAATGGTACAATTACAGGTGATACTGGTATTTCTGACGTAGCAGTATCATATACAAATAGAGCTAATACTTGTTCTAATCCAATTACAATTACTGGAACCAGTACAAAAACTATCAATATTCCTAACACAAGTAATGCCGATGGTCACAAATATGTTCAAAGCACAGAACCAACTGGAAGTTCAGTATGTAATGGTGATATATGGTATGATACTTCTAGTACTGGCGCTGGCGGTGGTGGTGGAATTAGTCTATCAAATTCTACAGATTCATCATATCGTAATATTACTTTTGCCGATGGTTCATCAGCAACTACTTTAAAAATTAATGATTCTGGTAAACTTCAAGTTAGACCAAGTGATGGTAATCTTAAAGTTGAAGGTGACGTAATTGCATTTGCCAGTTCTGATATAACTTTAAAGAATAATATTTCTCCAATTAAAAATGCTCTTGAAAAAGTTAACTCACTTAGTGGTAATACATTTGAATGGAATGAAAAATCACTGAACACTGGAATGGATACTGGTGTTATTGCACAAGAAGTTGAAAAACTTGAATTACCTGGTCTTACAATGACAAGAGAGGATAATGGCACAAAAGCAGTTAGATATGAAAGGTTAATACCACTTTTAATTGAAGCTATCAAAGAACTTAAAGGTGAAATTGATGAACTTAAACGCACTAAATAATCTTAGGAGGATTTTATCATGGCAGTAAAAGTAAGGTCAGGTGGAGCATGGGTTCAAGTAGCAGGAGACGGTGCTGACGGACAAGATGGTTCTGGTGGTGATAGTATACCATCTGGCACAATTGTCATGTACAATGGAAACACTGCTCCTACTGGATGGTCATTGTGTGATGGTGGAGGAGGAAGACCAGATTTAAGAGATAAATTTATTGTTGGTTCTGGTAATAGTTACAACAGAGGTGATCAAGGTGGTGCTGCAAATATAACACTAGCTACTAATAACATACCATCTCACACTCATGGTGCTGGTAACTTTGCTGCAGGATCACAAGGTTCTCATAATCATGAAATAACAGACTCGTCATCTCAAGATAGTGGTGATGGATATTCTGGTTATCAACCTGCTGGTGGTGGAAGTGGTAGTAATAATGTAAACTCATCAACGAATGGTTCTCACACTCACTCTATCACAGGTACCTCTGGTGCCAACTCAACACAGGGTGCAGCTTTTAATAATAGACCACCATACTATGCTATAACATTTATAATTAAAGATTGATGGGTAAAAATTTGACAAGTTTAACAGCAATAAATCGTATTAGAGAAAGAGTAGAGAGCTATAATTATAAACTTAAAAAGATAGTCACTTGTGAGACTCCAGAGATTGCACAAGCAATAATTAAAAAATTTGATAGATTAAAAGTAGATAACTTTAATCGTGTATTGATACCAGATTTTGATTATACGATCAAGGATAATATTATTAAGTACGACCAAGAATATATCAAGGGATATGCACTAGGAACAATTAGTAAGTATCGTCAGATCATTTATGAAGATGTTGTAATAAGAGAATCTGACTGGACATTTGATGATTATAGTATGGGTAATTTTGTAGTTGAAATTTACACCAATAAAATTTACATGGTGGATATATTATCCTACTGTTATTATCCAGATGTTGACAGAAGACTCAAAGCATGGTATCTTTATAAAGAGAGGAATACAAGAGATCTAAAAAAATTATTAGATGATACCCAGAAAATATTGTAGACAACTTATTCCAACCGAGGAATGTAATCATATTGAAAATACTTTAAAAAATTCTTCTTGTCAATGGATAGATGGTCTTCAAACTGTTAATATTGCAGATGAAAAATTTGATTGGACAGAAATAAAAAAAGTTAGTGAGACTTTTAATGATGAATTATTCAGAATAATTATGAATAATCTTGATGCTGATAATGAATTTATTGCCATGACATGCCCCAGAAGCACAAAGAATTCAATTTTTTCTAGAATTGGTAGGGGTGGATACTATAAACCTCATATTGATGATGTGTTTACAGGTCACTATAGCACTACGGTATTTTTAAATGATCCTGATGAGTATAAAGGGGGTGAATTACAATTGTCAATTGATGGTGAAATGCATGATATAAAATTAAAGAAAGGATGGGCCGTAACTTACTCTACAGGTATACCACATCAAGTTAAAAAAGTTACGTCAGGAAAAAGATATGTTAGTGTCTTCTGGACAACTTCGAGAATACCTGATATAGTAGATAGAGAGTTATATTATGAATTATCAAAAATTGAAAAAAGTTTAAAAATTTCTTATAAAATACATGATAATGTTGATGGTTTTATTAATGATCCTGTGAACAGAATTGTCACCTTAAAAAATTTATTGATACAAAAATATTTCGTATAACAATGATAACAAACGATTCTCCACCACCAAATGTAAAGTTAAGTGATTATATAGTTGTTTTTGAAAAAACACTCACAAAAACTTTTTGTAGAAAATTATCTATGAGGATGAAAAATGATCATAGAAAACAAATGGGTGTTGTAGGTAGAAGTAAAAGTTTAAGAGAGGACATAAAAAATTCTTATGATTTACACCTCAGTCCTTTAGATGATTATAAAGAAGAAGACGATGTTCTTTTTAACTGTCTCTCAAAATACAAGGATCTTTATCTTGATGTTGTACAGGAGAAAACTGGAATAAATCCTAATTTTTTATCAGGATTTGGATATGGATACACCTCTCCTAATGATGTGTGCTCTGATACTGGATATCAACTTAAGATGTATAAGACTGGTATGAGGTATAGATGGCATCATGATTACATTATAGACGCTTTGGAGGGGACAAGAGCATTGACTTATATTTGGTATTTAAATGATAATTTTGAGGGTGGTGAGACTGAATTTATAGATGGCACAATAATCAAACCAAAAACTGGTAACATGCTAATTTTTCCAGCATCTTGGTTATATGTTCATCGAGGTGTAGAAGTAACTAAGGGATATAAGGTAATTGCAACAGGGTGGTATCATCATCAACACCCAAAAACTTATGATATAATGACTAACTCAAATCTGAATACATAAATAGAACATAGAATCATAGTAGAATCATTGTGTCATGCCACTGAATAAGTTAGATAATTTCCTAAAAAACGTAGAAGGTCGTATTCTTTATGTAAGTCCAAGTGATTTAGATGCAACTGATGCGATGTCAAATCAGGGTAACTCCCAGACAGCACCATTCAAAACTGTGCAGAGAGCACTGATTGAAGCAGCAAGATTTTCATACATTCAAGGAAATAATAATGATATAACAGAGAAAACAACAATATTATTAATGCCTGGTGAGCATATCATTGATAACCGACCAGGATTTAGAATAAAAAAATCTGGTAATAATGCTCAAATTTTAAATCAATCAGGATCTGTTGTATCCACAGATTCGATTAGTCTTAATTTAGAATCAGATTTTGATTTAAACAATAAAGATAACTTATTACATAAGTTTAATAGTGTAGAAGGTGGTGTCATTGTTCCTCGTGGAACTTCTATTGTAGGTCTTGATTTAAGAAAAACAAAAATCATACCAAAATATGTTCCAAACCCCACAGATTCATCAGTTCCTAATTCTGCAATTTTTAGAATTACAGGTGCTTGTTATTTTTGGCAGTTTTCAATATTTGATGGTAAAGAGACTGAATTAGTTTATACAGATAACACAACTTTTGATGGAGATAAGTTAAGCACACCAACTTTTTCACACCATAAGTTGACAGTATTTGAATATGCAGATGGTGTCAATAAAAATGAAACAACAGAGTTGACCGATTTGAATATGTATTATTATAAGCTTTCATTAGCTTATGGTACTGCGACAACAAATCGAAATATTATTGACAAGTTCCCTGCGAGCACTGATGGTTTTGCTGCAAGAAGACCAGAATTTGAGATTGTTGGTGCTTTTGCTGCAGATCCAATCAACATAACAACTCTTATATCTGGAGATGGTTCAAATGTATCTCCTGTTGTTACTGTAACCACGCAACAAGACCATAATTTAGATGTTGGAACTCCAATTAAAATTTCAGGGGTTGTGCCATTAGACTATAATGTATCATCAAAAGTCACTGCTGTAAGTTCAACTAATCCAAAAGAATTTACATATACTCTTGAATCTGTCCCTGATGAATTGCCAGCAACTGCTACAAACGTAACTGGTGGAACTATTACAGTAGAAACTGACACAGTTGGTGGTGCCTCACCATATATCTTTAATATATCATTAAGATCTGTTTATGGTATGAATGGTATGCATGCCGATGGTGCAAAAGCAACTGGTTTCCGTTCAATGGTTGTTGCACAGTTTACAGGTGTATCACTTCAGAAAGATGACCGTGCCTTTGTAAAATATAGTAAAACAGGTAGAAGTTATAGTGGTCTTAGTGTAACCCCAGTATTTGGTGAAACATTATCCTCTCAGTCATCTGCGGTTGACACTGACAAGGTATTTCATTTAGATTCTGATGCAATTTATAGGGATGGATGGCAAACAAGACATGTAAAAATATCAAATGATTCTGTATTGCAAATTGTATCTGTATTTGCGATTGGATATGGTGTTCACTTTGAAGCAAAATCAGGTGCTGATGCTTCTATCACTAACTCAAACTCTAACTTTGGTCAATTAGCATTGGTATCCGATGGATTTAAGAAAAATGCTTTTGAAAAAGATGATAGAGCATTTATAACACATATAATTCCACCAAAGGCAATAACAACTGCCGAAGAGGAGATAGATTGGATTTCAATTGATATCGACAAAACAAAGGTTAAGGCTGACGATAAAAGATTATATCTTTTTGGATTTAATTCAGAAGATATTAAACCTCCATCTGTAACACAGGGATTCCGTGTTGGTGCAAAAGTAGATGATGAATTATTTGTAAACATATCAGGTCAAGAACAATCTGCAAAAATCTTCATGCAAGAATTTGGAACAGGTGATCCATCTATAGTGAGTGTAAAAGAATCTAACATCAGTGAACCATCTGATGGTGTCTTTACCAGTTCTACAATACATAGATTATCAACTGGAGAGAAAGTAATCATTATTAGTGATAGTGGTGACTTGCCAGAAAATTTATCTGAAAAGACAACATATTTCGCAATTCGTGAATCAGGAACTCAATTTAAACTTGCATCATCAAAAACAAATGCTGACAATGAAGAGTTTATAAACGTATATAAAGGTACAAATCTAAGAGTTTTAAGTCGTG